AAGCCGCAAGCAGGGACATCCTAAGGCTCCTACTGATAAAGCATGGAAAGATGCAGCAAAAACTGCTAAAGAAAATGTAGATGAAAACTTTGCTGATGGTAAGAAAAAAGGCAAAAGCAGACCAGGTAGAGTAAAGAAGTCAGGTGCTAGTTGTAATGGTAGTGTAACTGCACTACGCAAACGTGCTAAGAACGCAAGCGGTGAGAAGGCTAAAATGTATCACTGGTGTGCTAACATGAAATCAGGTAGAAAGAAGAAGTAATGTTTAGTAAACAATGTAAACTACACTTAGAAGAAAAAGGCGAAACAGGATGCCAGCATATGAAAGCGGCACTAACTGCCGCTATTAGACTACAACTGATAGTGCCTACTCTTATTATACACGCAGTTGCTCCGCGTTTTTTTACAGATACAGCAAGCAATGTAATGAAAGATATATTGGATAAAAGAAATGAAAGTAAATGATCTATTAATAGAGTCTAAGAAAAAATTAGTTTTAGAAAAACTTCCGTACGACAAAAAAGAGTTAGATCCTATCATGAGTCAGGATACTATAGATTATCACTACGGCAAATTAGCAGCAGGCTATGTAAAACGTTACAATGCTGGTGAAGGAAATACTAAATTTAACGAGGCTGGGGCATTTTTACATAATATCTTTTTCCCACAAATGATGGAGCCAAAGGGAAGTAATAAGCCTAGTGGTTCAAGTAAAGAATTAATCGATCGTAAGTACGGGTCATTTGATAAATTTAAAAAAGAATTTACCAAAACTGCTATGGGCATACAAGGTAGTGGTTGGGTATACATGAGTAAAAACGGAGATATCAAAACAATAGTTAATCATCAAGTTAAAAATGATATTGCATTGTTAGTTGACTGGTGGGAACATGCTTGGGCATTAGACTATGAGCATGATAAAAGCAAATACCTAAACAATATTTGGCGTATAATTAACTGGGAAACTGTTAATAGGAGACTAACATGAAAATAAGTGAACTAAGTGAAACAGCCGCAGCAGAAATGACATCAGCTAGTATTGCAACTAGTATGGGAGGCGGTAACGGCTTTCTCAATGGCGGGCCAGGTACACTGACACGATCAGGATCTATAAAAACAAAGAAAAAGAAATCCAAAGCAAAGAAAAAAACATAAATACTACATAATACGTATTGGAGCACCTCGATGAGAGAAAAAGAAATTAGTAAAAAGCAGCAACATGATCCAAAGCATGTAAAAATGGCTGTTGGCATTGCATCTGATCCGCGCCACAAAGGCGGAGACCATACGGGTGCATCTAAAAAGATTGAAAAAATTGCTAAGGGACTATCAAGTCATCCACAGGTTGCAGCAGTTCTTAGAAGACAAAATGAAGACATTAAAGAAGGTTTAGGAGATATGGCACACATGGCCGAAAAGGATCATGAAGTGCAAATGGCTCGTGCAGACCTATACAAATTAGCAAAGTATGCAATCAAACTACACGACATGCTAAAAAGTGTAAGCGAAGCAGAAGGTTTAGAAGGCTGGGTACAATCTAAGATTACTAAATCAGCAGACATGATTGGTAGCGTATATCATCATATGGATTATGAAAATAGTCCAATGGGCGAAGTAACTGAAGGTGTAGATAACTGTGCTCATTGTGGTTGCGAAGTAGGTAACCCTAAACCAGGTTGTAATTGTAAAGAAGACTGCCATTCGCCTGTAACAGAAGCACGTGATACACATTGTTCAGATAAGTGCTGCGGCTCAGATGTTAAAGCAGAAGACTGCACATGTCCTCCAACTTGTAAACATTGTAATTGTAATGCAAAAAATGTTGACGAGGGCAAATACAAGAATGATGCACAACGTAAAGCAGTACACGCATCAAAAGCTAAAAAAGGCTATAAAGAATCGCTCCAAGATAAGCTAGCAGTAAAACTAGGAAAGTAATATTATGTATAAGCCGGTAAACACAGATGATATATTTAGTGCAACAGATGGTAATCGTGATGTACCAGTAGCTGCTCCAGTAGTAAATTCACAAACACCACCAGTAGAACAAAATAGTAACGCAAGTGAAGCTGAAAAGATCAGAGCAATGGGTGATCGACTAGCAAAAATTTGGGAAGACTAGTATGGACTTTAATGCACTACAACACAAACTGTTTGAACTAGATCCAAGCGATCCAGCAGAAGATTTACGTAAACTAACTGAATCAGCTGGCGGTCAGGCGCAAGGAAATGTAGCAGAGACTGTGAATTATGTGCAAGAAAGTGTTGAAGTAAAAGAAGGTACTATGCCAGTTGAAGGTGACTACAGTTTAGGTGACTTTGCTGCACTTGCTGGTATAAAACTAACAGAAGCTCCGGCAACAGGCATGATAGCTCAGCTTAAAAAAGGTTATGATAATGCAGGCAATGCGATGGCGTATACCGGTAAAGATTCTGCTATGGCAAAGCCTCAGGGAGCCGCGCAAGGTAGTGCAGCAGCAGCTGACCCGAAAGTAAAAGGTACAGTCAATCCACAAAAATTAGCTGCTGATCTAGGAGTAAGCAATCCTAAAATGCTAGTTATGGCAATACAGAAAACAAAAACAGGCAAACAACTAACTAGAACAGAACAAGTTTCAATGGCCGAAGCCTTTCAAAGACTTATGCAGTTAGATCCTTCACAAACGCAAAAAATAATGATGCAATTAAAACGCATGGAAATGGAGCCAACTGAGTCTATAAAGAAAACTCCAATCAAGAATCGTAACCCTGTTGCATCACATGCACAGTCAAGTGGTTCAGGTGTACATAAAGACCAATTCAAAAAAAATCTACCAGACCGCAAGCAAAAGCATAAAAAAGATTATGCCAACGAGTCTATTAAAGAGATGCTTTATCGCAAATTAAACGAAAACAGGTAACATGCAACTAGTAAATCTCCAACCAACTTTTACTTACACACCTTTCTTAACTAATCCTATACAAAAACATTTAATTGAAACACTTCCGTTCAAAGACTTTGACAAAGACGGATACGAAGTACCTACACCTTTAGAACATTTACATTACGAAGCAAATAATGTAGAGCTCAATAGAGAAATACAATATCATATAGCACCTGTACAAGAATGGTATCATGATATAGAACAAAGCGAACACGGACTTGTATTAGATCATTGCATGCTACTAACACGCTATGCATTTGCAGGTGAAGCTAGAGAACAACTACAAGAAGTGTGTGATATCAATCGTCCTATACTACAGAAACTTCTAAATATTAAACCCAAATGGGGTATTGATTTTTCATTAGACTATGTTACACACAATGTAGTAATGGAAGTAATACATATCGAACAAGACTTTGATAACGTAGATGAAGCACAAGATGCAAAAGAACGCTTAGAATCAATAATAGATAATACTGATTGGTATGACGGCGCAATGCGTTTATACCAGCGTAAAGATGAATGGATTAACTTATCAAGTGACGACCATTCGGACTATAAGGCACAGTTTTTTGGATGGGAACGTGCTTTTGATAATAAAAAAGTGTTCTAAACACTTGACATCTGCCTAAATATATCATATAATAGTAACAACACTACAAACTCACAAGGAGAAAACTATGGGATCTCGTACCTACGGTGTCGAAGAAAAAGCAAAATTAGAACGTCTTGTTCGTGAAGGCGTAACAGTGTTGCAAGAAGTAGAAGATTTAAACACAGGTCTAAAAGAGACAGTAAAAGCTGTTGCAGAAGAAATGGATATCAAGCCAAGTCTTATTAACAAAGCAATTAAAATTGCACAAAAACGTGATTGGGATTCACATGCTGATGCATATGATGATCTAGAAACAATTATTACTACACTAGGTTACGACAAGTAATGTCTAAACCTTTCCAATGGTTAGCATGGCTTAGTACAGCATGTTTGTTAACAGCGGCCACTCTAGCCGCATTTAATGTTTACCCTTTGTACATTTGGGCATTTATTATTAGCAATAGTCTATGGATACTTGTTGGTATTCTATGGAAAGAAAAAAGTTTAATTGTAATGAACGCAGGCTTAACCGCAATTTACGTTGCAGGCTTGTTGTTCTAATAAGTACATATAACGCCAAAGACAATTGTCAGGCATGTAGAAGGTTAAGTTGGCCACAAGCAACGAAGGAGAAATGAATGCCATACGTTGATGCGATGTTCGATCGTGATCAAGATATTATTCGTGTAGTAGAACGAAAAGACGGAAAGAGAACTTTCCGTGAATATCAAGCAAAATATACTTTTTATTATGAAGACCAACGAGGCAAGTACAAGAGTGTGTACGGTGATCCTCTAAGTCGTATTGTGTGTAAGAACACAAAAGACTTTCGCAAAGAAGTTGCTATTAACAAGGGTAAAAACTTGTTTGAAAGTGACATTAATCCTATATTTCAATGTTTGAGTGAAAACTATCTTAATCAAGATGCCCCTAAGCTAAACATTGCATTCTTCGACATTGAGACAGACTTTGATCCAGAGAAAGGCTTTGCTGATCCTGCAGATCCGTTTATGCCTATTACAAGTATCTCTGTATACTTGCAATGGATGGAAACAATGATCTGTTTAGCAGTGCCTCCAAAGACACTCACCATGGAGCAAGCTGAAAAAGAACTAGAAGGCATTGACAATGTAATGTTGTTTGAACGTGAAGGTGACATGATTGACACGTTCTTAACACTAATTGAAGATGCTGATATTTTGTCAGGTTGGAACAGTGAAGGTTATGATATTCCGTATACTGTAAATAGAACAAGTCGTGTACTAAGCAAAGACGATACACGTAGATTTTGCTTGTGGGGGCAATTGCCTAAGAAACGTGAATATGAAAAATATGGGAAGCAAGCGGTTACATTTGACCTAGTAGGTCGTGTACACTTAGACAGTTTAGAACTATATCGTAAGTACACATATGAAGAGCGTCACACCTATAGACTAGATGCTATTGGCGAAATTGAAGTAGGTGAAAACAAAGTGCCATATGAAGGTACACTTGATCAATTATACAACAATGACTTCCGCAAGTTTATTGAATATAACATTCAGGATACTGCACTACTTGACAAACTAGACAAGAAACTACGCTTTATTGACTTGAGTAATACTGTTGCACATGAAAACACTGTGCTACTACAGACTACAATGGGTGCTGTTGCTGTTACAGAACAAGGTATTGTAAACGAAGCGCATAACAGAGACTTGCGTGTGCCTAATCGTCCTAAGCGTGACGATACAGAAAACACACAAGCCGCAGGTGCGTATGTTGCGTTTCCAAAGAAAGGCTTGCATAAGTGGATTGCAAGTATGGACTTAAACAGTCTGTATCCTAGTGTTATTCGTGCATTAAATATGGCTCCAGAAACTATTGTAGGACAAATACGTCCTGAAATTAGCGACAGTCGTGTACATGAAGACATGACTCTAAAGAAGAAAAGCTTTGCAGGTAGTTGGGAGGGACGCTTTAGTACAGAGGAATACGAAGCAGTCATGGCGCAACGCAAAGATGTTGCACTTACTGTTGACTGGGAAGACGGCCGTACTGACGTACTAAGCGGCGCAGAATTATATCAACTTATATTTGACAATCAAATGCCTTGGATGCTTAGTGCTAATGGCACAATCTTTACAACAGAGTTTGAAGGTGTTATTCCCGGACTGCTAAAACGTTGGTATGCTGAACGTAAAGATATGCAGAAGATGTTAAAGAAAGCAAAGGATGCAGACAACGCCGCAGAGATTGAATACTGGGATAAACGACAGTTGGTTAAGAAGATTAACTTGAACAGTTTGTATGGTGCTATTCTTAATCCAGGATGTAGATTCTTTGATAAGCGTATTGGTCAATCGACTACATTAAGCGGAAGAACTATTGTTAAGCACATGAGTGCTGAAGTAAACAACTGCATTACAGGCGAATATGATCACGTAGGCAAAGCAATGATATATGGTGATACTGATTCTTGTTACTTTAGTGCTTGGCCAATGCTTAAAGACGATGTGAATTCTAATAAACTTGAATGGTCGACAGAAAAAGCAATAACACTTTATGATCAAATCTGTGAACAAGCAAATACAACATTTCCAGACTTTATGATGCAAGCATTCCATTGTCCAAAGAGTAGAAGTGATGTTATTGCAGCAGGCAGAGAGATTGTTGCACAAAGTGGCTTGTATATTACAAAGAAACGATATGCGGCATTAGTTGTAGATAACGAAGGCTTTAGAACAGATACAGACGGTAAGCCGGGCAAAGTAAAAGCAATGGGCTTAGACTTGCGTAGATCAGACACGCCTGTGTTTATGCAAGACTTTTTGAAAGAACTATTACTGATGGTACTTACTGATGTCCCACAAGAAGATGTACTAGAACGTATTACTCAGTTCCGTATGGAGTTTAGTGAGCGCCCTGGTTGGGAGAAAGGTAGTCCCAAACGTGCAAACAAAGTTGGACACTACAGACGCTTAGAAGAAAAGCAAGGCAAAGCAAACATGCCTGGGCACGTAAGAGCAAGTCTTAATTGGAATACACTAAAGCGTATGAACGGCGACAAATACTCACAAGAGATTGTTGACGGTATGAAAGTTATTGTTTGTAAATTAAAACAGAATCCGCTGGGATATACAAGTGTTGCATATCCAACAGATGAATTGCGTATCCCAGAATGGTTTAAAGAATTGCCATTTGACGATGCGGCTATGGCAGAAACTATTATTGATAATAAACTAGACAACTTGATTGGTGTGCTTAACTATCCACTAGAAGATACAAAGCGACACAATACATTTAGTAGTTTGTTTGACTTTGGAGATTGATATGAGCGATCAGTCACTTGAAACTGAACTTGATGTAGAAACTGTTGATAGATATAAAGATAGTACAATGTCTAAAGCAGGCAAGTTGGCTATGGAACTTAATATTGAACGCAAAAGACTCAAAGAGGAACTTGCGCAGGTACAAGCAGAA